ATTGATTGCCACAAAATCATTTGCATTATACGCTGCTGAGAAAGCATCATCAAAGGAAAAGTACCTCATTGAAGGTGTATCTAAAAAATAATGGCTAAAAAGTGTCCCCCAGGCAAATATTATTGTTTCACTGATAAAAAGTGTAAGAAGATTCCTCGTGGGTACTACATAGGTGCTCGTGGATACCTCGCAAGAGGTGATAATAGATCTGATAGTGGAAACGGCAATGGTAACGGAAGTTCTAACGGAAATGGGAACGGCGGGAATGGCGCTGGAAATGGTAACGGTGGTTCTGGTGGTAATGGTGGTGGTAATGGCGGCGGTGGAATGGGTGAATCGATAATTTACGAAAAGTCGAATCCTCGTATTCCAAGAAAAGCAGGACAACCAGCAAAATCTAAAAAACACTCTGACTTATATACTGATGAAGATCCTAAAGGAACTATTCATGGACTTGGTTTCAAGGACGTTGCTAAAGCAAAAGCGTCTGTATCAAAAATCAGGAATTCTTCTAGATCGCATGCTCATAAGATTCAAGCGGCTGTTGCTATGGAACAAAGGGCGAGAGAGATGGGTAAAACCTCTGAAGCGGCCGTTTACCGTAAGTATATTAACTCTATGAAGAAAAAGACTAAGAAAATGAATGAAGAAAAACATGGTGATCCCGCACCAGAAATGATTCGTAGTCTATTGAAAACTGCAGGTAGAGCATCTAAACGTATTGAAAAGCATTCACGCAAAAAAGATAATTTCAAAGCATGGGTTCAATCAAAGATAACTAAAGCATCTGATTACTTAGATACTGCTGCAGATTATCTTGATAGTAAAGATATGAAAAAGGAAGCAGCAAATCCAGCACAACAAGCTGCAATTGCAATAAATATGAAGAAGAAGGGAAAGAAACCTAAAGAAGTTTCCGAAGGTTCTCTTCGTCAATGGTTCAAAGGTTCTAAATCCAAAGATGGAAAAGGTGGATGGGTCAACGTGGTGACAGGTGGTACTTGTGCGAGCGATGAGCCAGGTGAGGGAACACCTAAATGTGTTTCTTCTGCAAAGAGAGCGAGTATGAGTAAGAAAGAAAGATTATCTGCAGCGAGAAGAAAGAAAAAAGCAGATCCAAATCAACAGTCTAAATCTGGTGCTGCAAAACCAACTTATGTTTCAACTGACAAACCTAAAAAGAAAAAGAAAATGAAAGAAGAATTTATCTCATTACCACTTCAACTTGAAGTTCCACAAAACGATGGAGAATTTAGATTAGGTCTGATGTTCCGTGAGAGTTTGGAACAAGATCGTGGTATGCTCTTTATATTTGAGAATACTGATCAGCATTCTTTCCATATGAAGAATACATTTATACCTCTTGATATTGCTTTTATTAATGAGGAAGGTATTATTGAAAGTATTAAAGAATTAGATCCAATGAATCCTATTCCAGTATATCCTGATGGTGACATAAGATATGCGATTGAAGTTAATCGTGGTTGGTTTGCAGAGAATGGTATAGAAGTAGGAGATAAATTATTAGAAGAGGCAGAGGATTTAAATGAAGTAAAAGATAAAAAAGGTAAGGGAAGTGGGACAAAAGATGCTTGTTATTATAAAGTTAAGTCAAGATATTCAGTCTGGCCAAGTGCATATGCATCAGGTGCATTAGTTAAATGTCGCAAGGTGGGTGCTGCAAACTGGGGTAACAGTAGTAAGAAAGAAGATTTTTCAGATTGGAAATCAGAGTTTATCTGGGAGGATGGGGACTCTACAAAAAAGCTTGAAGAGGATAAGAGTCCAGCATGGCAGAGAAAGGAAGGAAAAAGTGAATCTGGTGGATTAAATGCAAAAGGTGTTGCATCTTATCGTAGAGAAAATCCTGGTTCAAAACTAAAAACTGCTGTAACTACCAAACCATCAAAATTAAAAAAAGGATCCAAATCTGCAAAGAGGAGAAAGTCTTTTTGCTCTCGTATGAAGGGTATGAAGAAAAAACTAACCTCTGCAAAAACTGCTAGAGACCCAGATTCAAGAATAAACAAAGCACTAAGGAAGTGGAATTGCTGATATAAATAAAAATACCTGATCCCTATATTCATGTCTAATTTGATAATATCAAAGAAGAATGAGGTATACCTTCATGTCGATGCAGAACCGCATGTTTATTATGAACTAGCGGATCAGTTTACGTTTGAACTTCCAGACGCAAAGTTTATGCCTCAATACAAGAGTAAGTATTGGGACGGAAAGATAAGGTTATTTAATACACAGACTGGACAGATATATGTTGGACTGTTAGATAGAGTCGTTCAGTTCTGTAAGGATCACGAATATACATATCAATTTAAAGAAAGCGAGTTCTATGGACTTCCCTTTGAGGTGAATGAATTCATATCAAAGGAAGGTGTAAAGGACTATATGTTTTCTATTTGTAAGCACTCCCCCAGAGAGTATCAGATAGAGGGAGTATACGACGCTTTAAGACATAATCGAAAACTACTGATATCTCCAACTGCCTCTGGAAAGTCGTTAATGATATATTCGATTGTGAGATATTACGTTGAGAAGCAGCAAAGTATTCTGATAGTCGTTCCGACGACTTCCCTAGTAGAGCAGATGTATAAAGACTTTGCAGATTATGGATGGGACGTTGGTTCATACTGCCACAAGATATATGCAGGAAAAGAAAGAGAGACAGACTCTCAGGTCATAATCACGACTTGGCAATCAATCTATAAGCTCCCCCGAAAATATTTTGAAAGGTTTTCTGTGGTAATTGGGGACGAAGCTCACCAGTTTAAATCAAAATCACTAGTATCTATAATGACGAAACTTGCTGATGCCAAATATCGTTACGGTTTCACAGGAACTCTTGACGGAACACAGACACATAAGTGGGTTTTAGAGGGTTTATTTGGTCCTTCTTACAAGATTATAAAGACCGAAGAACTAATGAAGAAGGGACATGTTGCTACTTTAGATATCAATGTGTTGCTATTAAAACATTCACCAAATAAATTTGAAACATTTGAAGATGAAATACAATACATTATTGGACATCAAAAGAGAAATAACTTTATTAAAAACCTTGCTCTTGATCTTAAAGGTAATACGTTAATTCTTTTTGCTAGAGTTGAAGGTCATGGTGAACCCCTTTACAATTTGATACTAAATAGTAACGTACTAGAGCAACGTCAAGTATTTTTTGTACATGGTGGTGTTGCAACTGAAGACCGTGAAGAAGTTCGATCAATCACAGAAACACAAAACAACGCAATCATTATTGCCTCTTACGGCACCTTCTCAACTGGAATTAACATTAAAAACCTTCATAATGTCATCTTTGCTTCCCCATCAAAATCTCGAATACGAAACTTACAGTCAATAGGTCGAGTACTTCGTAAAGGAAGTAACAAAACAAAAGCAACTCTCTATGATATCGCTGATGATATCAGTTATAAATCAAGAAGAAACTACACTTTAAATCATTTAATTGAAAGAATTAAGGTTTATAACGAAGAAAATTTTAATTATGATATAGTCAAAATACCTTTGAAAAACTAATGGGAGAAGAATTTCACGCAGTTCTAAAACTTATCACGGGAGAGGAAATCTTCTCACTTGTCTCTGTCGATGAAAATGATGGGGATCCAATTATCATGCTTTCAAATCCTGTAATCATGAAAATTCTTTACGCTCCTGCAGGTCAGTATGTAAAGGTTAGACCTTGGTTAGAACTCCCTACTGAAGATCTTTTCTTGTTAAAGTATGATAAAATAGTTACTATGTCAGAGATTAGTGATAGACGAATGATTCAATTCTATGAAAAGTATTTAAATGATGACGATATAGATTTTGATATAGATGGAAAAGTATCTTTAAATAATAAGATGGGATTAGTCTCAACTGTTGAAGATGCTCGCTATAGCCTTGAAAAGATATTTAAGATTAGTAAAGATAAGCCTACTAATCCTTGAAACCCTACAAAGGGTATTGTACATACATTTTAGGGTATTGTCAAGTCTCTTAAAAAATGTTATAATACGAATACATTCAGATATACGATATGGTAAAGAAAAAATCTGAGCATTATGTTAACAATAAGGAATTATTAGAAGCATTAATTGTTTATAGAGCAAAGGTTGCTGCTGCAGCAGAGGAGGGAAAACCAAAACCAAGAATTACAAACTATCTTGGAGAGTGCTTTCTCAAGATTGCAACACACCTATCATATAAACCAAACTTCGTTAACTATATGTTCCGTGATGATATGATATCGGACGGGATTGAAAACTGTGTTCAGTATATTCATAACTTTGATCCAGAAAAATCAAGAAATCCATTTGCATACTTTACACAGATTATTCATTATGCCTTTCTAAGACGTATACAGAAGGAAAAGAAGCAGTTAGATATTAAGAATAAGATTATTGAAAAAACTGGATTCGATGAAGTCATGACAGTTGAAGATGGTGCCTTGACAGGAGCGATGTCTGAGTATAATACAATTAAAGACAACATTGCACAAAAGAAAAATAGATGATTTTACCCGGATCTACAGTTAAAGTGATAGATGAAAATTCAATCTATCGAGGATATGTTGGATGTGTTCAAAGAATACAAGGTAAGAAAGCAGCAGTTCTTATGGATTCACATACTCCTTGGGATAAGATGATTACATTTAAGTTATCTGAGTTGCGTGAGCAAACCGAAGGTTTCCAATATTATCCAAAGAAAAAATGAGAGTTGCTATTATAACAGACACCCACTACGGTGCTCGTAAGGGTTCAAAACATTTACATGACTATTTTGAACTATTCTACAAAAATGTATTCTTCCCCTCGCTAGAGGAGGAAGGCATTGATACTATTATTCATATGGGTGATGTATTTGATAGTCGTAAGTCAATTGATTACTATAGTCTTGAGTGGGCCAAGAGGGTTGTATTTGAACCAATGAAGAAGTATCAGGTTTACGCAATCACAGGAAATCATGATTGTTATTATAAGAATACAAATGAAATCAACTCTCCAGAGTTACTATTGAATGATTATACTAATATAAAAACCTATTCAAAAGCAACTGACATTAATATTGATGGACTAGATATTCTTCTTTTACCTTGGATAAGTGTTGATAATCATGATGAGACTCTTGAAACGATAAAAAACTCTAAGGCAAAGATTGCGATGGGCCACCTTGAGATTAATGGTTTTAAGGCAACTCGTGGACATATGATGGAAGATGGTATGCCTAAACAGGTGTTTGATAAGTTTGATAATGTATTCTCTGGTCATTTTCATACTCGTTCAAGTGATGGTAAGATTCACTATCTTGGCAATCCTTATGAGATGTTTTGGAATGATGTTAATGATCCTAGAGGGTTTACCCTATTCGATACAGATACTTTAGAAAGAGTTCCAGTTAACAATCCTTATAAATTGTTTTATAACATATATTATGAAGATACTAATCATAAGTTATTTAATACTACTGAATACAAAAATAAAATTGTAAAAGTCATTGTTCGTAAGAAGTCAAGTCCAAAAGAATTTCAAAAGTTTATTGATAAACTATATCGATCAGAAGTTCAAGACTTGAAGATAGTTGAAAACTTTGCAATCGTTGAGAATGAAGAGTTTGATATTGAAGAAGATGAAAATACAATTTCGATATTGAATCGTTATATTGATGAAGCAGAGATTGAGTTTGATAAGGGAATTGTAAAAAACATCTTTCGTGATCTGTACAGACAAGCCTGCGAGGTAGAATAATGTTCCTTCTTTCACTTAGACATCGTAGAGACGATGGTGCTTTTGCAGTCCAAGACTCAAATGGCGATAAAGTTCTCTTTCTATTTGAGGAGGAGGATG